ATGGCGTCTGTTTTATATCCCACCAGATCCCTTAAAGACAGAATTAATAAATTTAGTTGTAAAAATGATAGAACCCGGGTATAATCAGTTTATTAAAAGTTACGTAGAGAGCCTGCGAAACGGAAAAGAAGTCGCTGATATCATAAATAATGACGGAAGATTAAAATTTAATTTTATCTACGCATCTTGGAACGGCCCAGGATGGTTTAAAGGATTCGCTGAAAAGACAGTAGCTGCCTACAACTCCGGTAAAAAAACACCTGATGAAGTACTTAAAGCAGCTATCGGTGCTAGGATAAACAACGAAGGTATTTTAGGTGGAGGCAGTCCAAGAAGGGGTAATAATGATTGGTCGTTAATAAATCAAGGCGGGCTTAAGATAGCAAAACTAGTAGGAGTGACTGCGTAATGTATTTTCCAAAATCCAAAATAATACCAGACCAGTATACTAACGGTAATGATCTAGTATACAAGGATACTAACCAGTATTACGAAGGGTACTACCACATTCTTGCTAGCGGTAAAACTTACTCCGGTAAAAACACAACCGACGGAACACCTAGAGAATTAATTTTTACAAAAGATCCTACAGATATAGCCGGCAGCGAATCAGAAACTTACGGATTCTCTCCTGCTTCTATTTTTACTCTATACGGTTTCGAAGTTTCAAAGTTATATTATGATAATATAAGATTAAAGAACGGGATCGACTACCCAGCAACTAGTCTAATAGAACCTTATTACGTAGTACCAACACCTAAGTACCCGTCTTTTATTAGGTACTTTGTTAAAAGGGTAAATAGTAACTCTTATATTGAAATCGATCAGACACAATATCAAAAAATAGCAAGTAGGGATAATAAATACAATTGGGCATCGTATTTAACTTTTGAATTACCCTGGACTACAGGGGGAGATTCTAGACAAAACATTTCTACAACAAACAAGAATATTGTATTATTAACTGAACAGCGATTGAAGCTATACGGATTTTCTCAATACATAACTGATTATACTGAATTTACCTGATAAGTTGGTATTCTGACCAATCTTTCGTATCTTTAGTCAAAGGTTATGTTTTGGTTAGTAGAGACACAAGAGCAGTTTGATGATTTAAAGTATGAATTAGGAAAGGAGATCTTTGCTATCCCGATCTATAAACATACTGAAATGCATCCAGGGATGTTTACTCCCATTAGTTTATATTTAAGAGGCATAAAGCAGGAAAGAGGCTTTTTAATTAACTTCTATCATCCAGAAGCCTTACTGTTTGACTATTTACAAGTCAAGGAATACCTTAAATCATTCGATAAAATTTATACTCCAGACAAAAAGATATTCAATTATGTTCATTTTGGAGAAAATACATTAGATCTAAACTTATCCCAGTATGTGGAACTTAAAAAACATACATACGCTCACAATTACTATTCACAAAAGTATTATGATAGTGATGACCTTAATATGGTCATTCCGATAGTAAAGCATTTTGAGGAATGCGAATCAATCTTTCAGCAATACCTCCCAGTAATTAACAAATACCAGCCTAATACATATTACGACGATCTCTCTAATGTATTCTGGTTTATAGAAAAGAACGGACTAAAGGTTAATAGTGCATTCGAAAGATACTTTGAGTTAAAGAGACCCTTTCTATCCCGCTATAACGATTATACATTCACGCAGTATAATCTAAATACAACCACCGGCCGTCCTTCTAATACATTTAATAACCTAAACTTTGCAGCCTTACCCAAAGACTCCGGAGCAAGATCGGTTTTTATACCTAGAAATGATTTTTTACTTGAGATTGACTTAACGGCCTATCACCCTACGTTAATTGGGCAGATGGTTGGTTATGAATCACCGACAGGGGATATTTATGAAGACTTTGCTGATAAGTACGGAATGGATAGAACTGAGGCTAAGAACTTAGTTTTTAAGCAGCTCTACGGGAATGTCTTTGATCAATATAAGGATTTTGAATTCTTTCAGTTAACCACACAGTTAATTAATAAGATCTGGGTAGAGTTTAGTACTAAAGGAAAATACACAGTACAAGAAACCGGGAAAGTATTTAAGGGTAGTGAATTACAGAATATGAATCCTCAGAAGCTATTCAATTACATAATTCAACACTGGGAAACTTTCAATAACGTTGCACTTCTGAAGAATATTCACTATATTCTAAATGGAAGTAAGAGTAAGATAGTACTCTACGTGTACGACGCATTCCTTATAGACACTGCTAAAGAAGATAAAGAGAAGATTAGAGCAATACTGGATGTGTTTGATAGCAGAAAGCTTTTATATAAAATTAAAAAAGGTTTTAATTATGATGAAATAAAATAAGATGCTTTCCTTTTCGATGTACGTACTATTTATAATAAATGGCAGCAGGAATTTATAAAATAACATCCCCATCTGGGAAAATTTACATTGGACAATCCATAAATTTAGAAGAAAGATTCTACTATTATCAAAAAGGAAAGAATTATAAGACACAGACCAGGTTAAGACACTCTATCGAGAAGCACGGAATAGAAAATCACTTATTTGAAATTTTAAATTTATGTTCGGTAGAAGAACTAAACACACAAGAACGACATTACCAGGAGTTTTTTGACGTACTTGGACCAAACGGGCTTAATTGTAGGTTGCAACAAAGCGATGAAAAGACAGGTAAGAACTCAATAGAGTCAAACAAGAAAAGATCAGAAACTATGAAAGGTAAAAATAAAGGAGCTAGACCGGATGTTTCTGAAAGAAATAAAGTAGTACATAAGGGAAAAACCATTTCAGAAAAGCACAAACAACAAATAAGCGATAAACTTAAAGGAAAAACCTTTTCAGAAGAGAGAAACAAAAAAATCTCAGAGTCAAGTAGAGGGAAAGCAAAAACAGAGGAACATAGAAAAAACCTGTCAGAAGCTAAAAAAGGGAAACCTACCTGGAATAAAGGAATCCCGAGAACCGAAGAGACTAAACAAAAAATAAAAGAAACAAAACTAAAGAACAAACTTGCAAAACAGCAAATAAATACGTATATTAATTAAAAATAAAAACAAGTTATGGAACAGACTACAACTCTTTACAGTCCCTTTGATATTTATGATAGTGAAACTATCAATACCGGGGACATGAATAATAAACTTTTTTGCACCTTTGTGCCGTTGGACGGAGTAGATACCTTTATTGAGGATATTTCTAATCAGTACACAATCTTATATAATAAAATATTTGTTTTGCATATTAAAAGCAATGACGAGTATGTTTGTACCTACAATGTAGATCAACCAAACGTTAATAACATCCCAGATAATACTATTCTAGTACATAGAAAAAAAGAATCTAATACCTTGTATACAATTAATGCTTTAAATGAATTAATTAAAAGCTTGAATGAAGGTATAGTAGATATTAATTTTAGAATAGACTGGCAGCATTATAAAAATACTATTATGCTAACTCAGCAGGGTGATCTAAAACTGCTAAGAACTAAAATTTATCAAATAGTGGAACTTTAAGTTGCATATTTGAAATAAGTTTCGTAAATTTAAAAATAAGTTATAAAAAATGGATATCAATTCGATCAGAGCAAAACTAACCGCTCTACAAACTCAGAACAGCCGTCCTTCTGGAGAGGCACGTAAGAATGTCTTCTGGAAACCTGCCGTGGGCAAGCAAACAATTCGTATTGTACCTTCTGCGTACAATAAATCTAACCCATTCTCGGAATTATTCTTCCATTATGGTATCGACAAAAACCCGGTAATCTCACCAACCAACTGGGGTGAAAAAGATCCTATCGTTGAGTTCGCAAAAGAACTAAGAGGCTTAAAGGACAAAGAAAGCTGGAGCCTTGCTCGTAAGCTTGATCCTAAGATGAGAGTATTTGTACCTATCATCGTTAGAGGTGAAGAAGCTGACGGAGTTAAACTTTGGGGCTTTGGTAAAGAAATCTACATGGAACTACTTTCAATGGTAGAAGATGAAGACATCGGGGATTATACCGACATCGTTACCGGCCGTGATTTAAATCTAACAACAGTAGGTAAAGAAACAACAGGAACTGGTTTTAACAAGACCACAGTACGTGCTAGAACTGCACAAACCAGTCTTGCAGAAGATCAAACTACGTTAACTAAGATTCTAAACGAACAACCAGATCCTTTGAAGGTTTTCTCTAGAATGTCTTTTGATGACATGAAAGCATTGTTACAACGTTGGCTTGCACCAGAAGAAGAAGAGGGAGTAATCTCATCTGAACCAGCTGCTAGCTTTGACGACAAACCTGCTACAACACCAACACCAGTAGTAGATGCACCTTGGAAAAAACCTGCTAGTCCTTTCACCTTAGAAACTCAAGGAAAGAAAGTAGAGTCTAAAGCAGACAAATTTGATTCTTTATTTAACGACGACGATAACGATTTACCTTTCTAATTAAGTTATGGCAAAGAAAAGCGCATCACTAACGGAGGCCGTATCTGCTGAACTTAAGAAGGGATTCTCTCTAGATAAATTTAAAGAGAAGAAACTATTATCAGGTAATGTAAAATTTAAAGACCAACAATGGATTCCACTTTCTG